TAGATACCGCGACGGCCTTGTACGTCTCGCAGGAATGGCTCAATCATGTTCTTAAACTGCGCTCTAGTGAATTCATCGTTGAACTCAAATAACGTTGCTTTAGCGGCAACTTCAATAGATTTCTCTAGTACGATGAACAATCTTCGAACGTTAATTCTATCGAAAGCAGATGCTATACCAGCATTAGTTTTATCGCCAAAGAGTATGTGGCCGCCACCTGTTCCAGGTCTAGAAATGACTGGGTTGACGTTGGCCTTATACATAAGGTCGCGCTGTGATTGGTTTGCATTAAATCGCAGTTTAGTAGTATTTCTAATTTCGCCTCTTTGATAGCCGGCTGGTGAGAACCAGGGGTCTCTAGTATCGTCAGTTCTCGCACAAAGACCAGCAATGTCACCGTTTAGTGGAACCCAGCGATAACGATCTGCGTACTTATCTAGTTGATACTTATAGCCACTATCGATAAAAGCGTAATTAGATGCATTGATCTGCCCAGCAAAAGCAACAATAAGCTGTGCTGTCATGTCAGTTAATTCGGGACTAATGAACGCAACACAATCTTTACGTACTTCACATACATTATCGATGATGTAGTTAGCAAGCGCAGTGTTTCCCCTTGGCTTACCCTGAAGAACAAAGGATATATCAAGCTGAGTTTTGTCAGCGAAGGTATCATAGCCTTTAGCCATATCACCTATTCGCATAGTCGCTTCGTCCATACCATCACTACCTGTGGTCATATCTGTTATACTGTCATACGTAACAGTACTCTCTTTTATGAGATCCGCCTGAGCATCGGTACATTGAATCCAGTTAGATTGCTGCTCAAGGAGATCAGTAATGTAGTTTGTTGAGCTATCCTCATTCAACTTTCCGTCAAGCCAACTTACATTAGAATGAGTTTCTAATATAGTATCCGCCAGACCGGAAATTCTTCCATCATTATCTCGCACTACAACATGCATAGTATCAGCAACAGGATCAGCGTCAAATAAATCTGCGTCTCCCCATTGAGTGCTATATGTTCCATCATAGTTTTCAATACTTGTCTTGTAATCGGTAGTGAATTTAACATCTACTTTAAAAGTTGGTATTTTAGTAAGGCTGTGTGCGCCTCCAATTCCTAGCGCAATAAGTGTAATGTCTTTAGATGAGTTGTGTTCGAGCCTTAGTTTTATTATATTGTTATCTACCCTAGTCACAGCATAGATGCGATCATCCAGCAATCCGGTAACAGCATTGCTAGCAGAAATAAATTTAACAGTTGTTGAGGCATTTACACTACCAATTACAACAGTGCCGGCGGTAGTCGCGATTGCTGTACCGTTCAGATCAGTCAAAGTAGCAGTACCAGTACCGTTTGTTGCGCCTACAAGATAACTGCCAGGATCGATTGCACCTTCAGCACCATCTACTGTACCAGAGATAGTAACTTTATCCCCAACAGCTAGGTCTGGATCGGGATCATCAAACAATATCCCACCTACAGCATCTGTGATCTTCGGATTAGCAAAAGTCTTTTCCTCGCCAGTGCCAACATCGTACTGTACGAGATCGTCAGTTACAAACCCGTGGTCTGCAATAGTGATGGTATTGTCAGCCAGGGTAACGTCTCCACCTGTTCCAGCGTTAAAGGTTTTGCTAACGCTACCAGTGTGGTCCGTTTCACCTGCCTTGACTTCTGCTACTGTCATCACTGCTTCAGTGCTTAAAATAATATTGTCACCTACTTCAGCTACCAACTGAGTACTTCCTAAAGAAATAAATCCTGATATTGTTGCGGTATTCTTGTTAACGTTGAGAACTAACGTTTCTTTTCTTGCGAAAGCATCAAAACTACCACTTTTACAGTAAGAGGTTCTGAGTGAGTTGCCCAATTTACCAACATATTTTGCATTAAAAAGGGTGCTTGTTGCCTGTTTTGTTTCATCTGTGGCATCGGTATACGAATCGGGATTGTCCTCGGGTCCATCTGGACTAGCAACTACGCGAGTAACGAAAAGAGAATCACTATACGATAAAAAATTTCTAGCTGTAAACCAAGTTTCTGAGTTTGACCATTGGTCGGCGACCTCAGTCGTTCTGGGTGTTGAAAATGGCTGACCAAATTGTGCTACCAAATCAGTCTCGGAAGTTACTAAAGTGGGAGTATTTACTGGTCCCCAGCGAAAGACTCCGGCTATTGCTGCATCAGTAGTCGATACGGCAGGGACGATTTGGGTTAAGTCAATTTCACTGATGTTAATGCCTGGACTTACTTGAATGGCCATTCTTGTTCTCCTTGTTATTCTGTACGTTATAAACTTTTGGTGTTCGTATATTTATAATATATGCGACTCAGGTATTTCAATACTGTAGCCAATCATGTACTGTGTTGGGTTGTTCTTTCGATACATCTTCGTCATAGGTATTAAATCCTATGGGCAGTAAGCTTTCCATAAGCTGCTCTTCATTTCGTGTTCTTAGGTTCTCTATCGTATTTATATCTGTGACTTCTTTGAAAAAGGCTTGATCTGACATCCAAGCAAATAGTACTAGACACATAACTAAATCGTCATGGCAGCCTGGTTCTGCTTCATATGAATTTGCTTTTCTGGAGAATGTCGATAGTTCTTTTATTGTTTCGTGATCATGTATTCTCAATTGATCTTGCTCGATAAGCATTTTCAGCATATTACACCCGACAGACTTAACTGACTTGGTAGTTCTAACGCCTTTATCGGCACCTTTTGCAAATCCTGTCGATATTCTTTTACCTGCTCTACCAGCAGATTCAGTAAACATCAACGTCTCTACTTCGAACTCATAGTGTAGTATTTCCGATACTTGCTCACCTATGTCGTTAATTTCTACAAGAGTATACGCTTCATTGTACCTTTGTATACTTCTATATATAATTTCGGCATAGTCAACAGGAGTAATTGTATTGTCTTTATATACGCAGACTTGATTGTAAGGCATCTCAGTCACGTCTATTATTTGAAAGGCTGAATAGTCCAAACCCTTTCCTCTAGAGACATCGACAACACATATGTATATGTGATCTTTAATTGGCTGTGAGTAGACTTTCATGTGGAGAGTTTCTGCGACAGGCGATAAATGTACTAGCCTTTTTAGTGTATCTCCTTCCAGTAGCGTATTCGAACTGCCTAAAAACTGGCAGCAAAATTCTTGACTAAACTTTTGTCTGTCAAAATCCATTGCGGCTAGTGTGTCTTGTTTCCAAGCTTCATCGCGACCGGGAACTCTATCCCAAGGCACCTCTATATAGACATATCCATTACGATCTTCTTTAGCTCCTATGCACGTTTTATAGAAGTGATTTAGTCCGTTGGGTGTTGAAGTAAATAATATCTTAGTGGTGTTTCCTGATGATATCGTTGGAAAAACAGAGCCGAAAAACTCTTCCCAATTTTCTACCCAAGCTGTTTCATCTACGTATAGGAACGAGCAAGATTTTCCTCTTATCGCGCTAGACGATGTACTAGATGCGATGATCTTACATCCGTTCTCAAACTCAACAGAACCTTTATTCCACTCAATAACACCTTGTTGTAACCATTTGGGTAGTGCCTCATATGCAATTTTGATGCGATCAAGAATCTCTCTTGCCGTATCTCCTTTATTAGCCAGTAACGCACACGTCTTATAATCATTGAATATTACGTAGTGAAGAATAATAGCTACAGCGGTAGTTGTTTTTCCTGCCTGTCGAGAAGTGTTAACAGTAACTCTTCTATTATGAGTGATTGCTTCGGCAATTTCTTTTTGATAATCATACATGACGATAGGAATCAAACCGTGGTCGACATGTACGATTTGAATATATTTTTCTGCGAAGTATATGGGATCTTTGGCACACTTCAGAAACTCTGATACCATATCAGCATCGAACTGTATTTCTGTTCCCTTACGCTTTAGATTAGTGTTTCCTAAATAACCAGCCCCAATCTTAGTCATACGCTATCATCTTTTAACGACTTTAACATCTTCTGTAGCTCAGATGTAGAGCCGACAAATAAGTTGTTGGTCGTATTTGCAGACTCTAGCTTTTCCTCGCCTCTTCCTTTTCTCATATCCACAGACATATCTACCAAGTCTTTGTTAGCATCGACCAAGGTCTTCATTATAGTAGAAACGACTTCATAGGCTCTGGGATGTTCAGATGCTTTAGCGACATCTAACATCTGCTCAAGTGCTTCAGTTCCCGTTTCGATAATGTTATAAAAGTTGGCTCTAGCGTAGTCGTAGTCTTTATCCGCAGAATCGACACTAACATCAATTTCTTTTGGGAAAGACTCTCTTTTTTCTACGATAGATCCTTCAATCACTTCGTCTATAGGTACTAACCCTAGACTATCACTAATTTCATCATTCATTCATTATGCATCCGATATTTGTACGATATGT